TGTTGGCTTCAATACCAGAGTTCCATAATGTAGAGTTATGTTCACAAGCTGGACATTTACCTTCGATAGTTGTTAAACAATTCTCGATATACCAACCGCCTGGGCCTTGAAAGCCATGGTCCCAATATCGAACCCAAGGAAGAGCTTCGTCACCATCAACTGCTGGTGCAGGAAGAAAACGAATCACAGCATAACCGTTACCAGCTTTATCTACTTCTGGTTTCCAGTATCTGTCGTCATCTCTTGAGTTTGTGTTTGGATTTTGTGTTGTGGATTCAATCGCTTTGGTTAGTTTATCTAGACCATCTCGATTGCGTTTTAGACTTGAAAAATCTGACATAGTATTACCTCGTATAAAAAATGTATTAAAAAATATATGTAATTTATTCACAGATTACATAATGATATTTTAGCCATAGACTTCATAGATTGCAAGTCTATAGTTAAAATTATTTAAGTTGACTGAAATTATCAATCAACCATGTATTTATATCTTTATTAAGCTAACAATTCTTCTAATCTAGCGATAGTGACTTTTACATCTTTATGATAGATGCCTTGTCCACCAGCTTCTAAAAATTGTTTAATGTTGTCTGCGTGGTCATCAATCAACAACACATCAGGCTCAGCAAACATTTTTTTCTTGCTTCTATTTGAAACTACGTTAGGATGATAAGGAATACCTCGCTCACATAACCAGACAATTTTATCTTTCTCAACGATATCGTGATATTTCTCACCACCGCTTGAAGTTAAAATCTCAATCTCAATATTTTTATTTGCAAGATAATCAAGTAGCTCTAATGCACCGTCATGGTAATCTAAGCTATTGAAGTTGTTACCTTCAACAAACATAGTCCAGTGTTCTGAAAATTGTTTGTTTTTTCTAACAGAAGATGGTTCAATATTAAAAAGTTCTCGGAAACGTCGTTCAAAATCAGACAGAACACCGTCCATATCTAAATATATTTTTCTAATCAATTTATACTCTCTTTCGTTTACATATTATTATATCACCATTAAAAATTAAGTCAAGCGTTTTTAAAAATTAAATTACAAAATGTTTAATGATGGCAGTTATCGATATAAAAATCCACAGAGAATTGAATGCTACTAATGTAGGTAAAAGTTTTTTCATGGAGGCCCAAATTAACAAAGAGGACGTCACTCCACTAATAATAAAAAACCACCATACCTGAACCCCAAACAATATCCCTGGTAAGATGATAATCCCCTTAGAAAACCAAGCTGCAAACTCTATCTTATTATAATTACGACTCCAATAATTGGAATCTAACCACAACATCATACATGATTTTATTTCATTTAATCCTATCGATCTATACAATAACAAAAGAAATACAGATGACATAATTATAGAAGAAAATAATATTTTACTCAAGAGACAACCTTTCTAAGAATTTGCTTGCATTTGTTGATATCATATTTAAGAAACCCCCTATAATTCAACAATAGTTTGTCGTAATTTGGCCACACTACAGTGTCTTGAATTTTTTCTTGCCACTTAGGAATAAAGTTAATCAGGGAATTTAAAATAAACACCGTTTGAATAGACACTTCGCCTCGTAATGCTTTTTTTAATAGAACAGGATGTTCACCTGAAGTTTTTAGTATCTCGTTTGGATTTTCTAGCATAGAAAACAACTCTCTACACTCATTTTCAAATATATAAGATAAGCTTTGTATATTCTTTTGATATTCTACGTATCGAGTATTCGCTTCTTCGTCTAGTAGTTTACCAATCCAAACACCGGGGTCGTGGAGAAAGTTAGCAATGAGAAACTGCTCAAGCTGTTCTTTATCATACTTTCTAGATAACCTATGGAAGAAGTATTTGTCTTTACGATTATCAAACGCGTCAATTGTCACTCGCACTTTACCGTTATACTTAAAAAAATCGTATGAACTAGTAAAGTGTAGTTTCAATCCAGTGTATAGACAAAATGCTTCATAACCTGTCAAAATGGTAATCTCACCGTTTTCTCTTTTAGCATATTATTTCGTTGAGCATCATAATGAATTTTACTTTTTAGTGAGGAAGATATCAGTGATGACGCTACCTCTATTTCTAATCCAGTTTTTTTACAATACTCAACAATAGCTTCAATATAATTATACTGAGTATTGTTAACTATATCTTCAATAGCTTTAGAGAAGTTTTGAATTTCTTCTTTGGATGCTTTGACTGCCATGTTACTTCACTACAGTTTCATACAACAATTCGAATTGCTCATGCACAGCAACTTCTTCATCATAATTTTGTTTATGATATACCTTAGCCATTCTTGATACTAGTTTCTTTGGTATCTGCAACTGCTCACAGATATCAGCAGTAGCTTCTTTCATGAAACTACGCTCACCTTGAACTCTAGCCATAGAGGCAGATAATTCTTTTAAAACTCCCAGTAACTTATCACGGTCAGCAGGATTAGATAACACATTAACGCTTACTTGGTCAACAGACATAATAACTCCTAATAATTAAATACACCAATCAGATTTCTTTTCGCCAAAATAGGCACGAGCATGGCCGTTTTGAATTAGTAACTGTGATAGCGGTTTACCATCTAAGATGACATCACCTAATACACGACCACCATACTTATCCCAACTATCTAATTTTACTTGAACTACTTTAGCCTTTGCAACCGCTTCTTTAGTAAATGCTGAAGCTTTTTGGGCCATTGCATCTTCTTTATCACAGTGATTGCGTGGTTTCTTTTCGGGTGTATCAACACCCAATACTCGAACAGATAACACAGGTTTAAGTGGTAGTGGTAAGAAAGGCACTTGAAACTTAACGGTATCACCATCAAGAACCTTCTCAACTTTCCAATTATACACATAGTCTTGTGCATATGCAAATGTTGGTAATAATACTAACAGACTTGCTAATAACGTTTTTTTCATGATTCGTATTTCCTATCTTTAGGTTTATAAAAAATGTGCTGACCAATTCTAGTAGTTTTCTTCAAGTTTACCCAGTTTGGCTGTACGTAAACAGTATGGAAATACATAGCACCCTTAGTTATATCAGGCATCTGGTCGTGCTCTAGATATATATGTTTGGCAAGGTGTAAAGACTTTTGGTATGAGTCTGTGTGTTTAATATCTTTTAGTTTCTTCACTGGGTCGCATACCCAAGAAAATTGGCAATAGCCTTTTACTTTTTGCTTAACGACACCACACACGCTGTCTGGAAACTTTCCAGATTTTACTCTATTCATTGTTACCATACCGACAGCGTATTGACCTTTCTTAGACTCTGTATTAGATTCAAAGAATATATTTTGTGCTAAACACGATATTTGTTTTTCTTCATAATAAGATATATCGCTTGAAGCAAAAGCATTAAACGATACGGTTAATAGTGCAAGAGTTAATAATACCCTCATAGGTTTTTCCTTTCTTTTAGTTAAAGCGATTTTTTGCTTACGACTTACAGTTAGTTGGAACTTATTTTGGTGTAACTGAACTGGGTTGAATCAAAGATACATCATAGTAATTTGGGTTTTAGACTGGTTATCCCGCCAGTATTTAACGGTCCAAGGTTAAATTCTTTATTAAAATTCGTCAAGTGTTTTCTTATATATGTCATTTTGTATTCTAGACATATACAATTTATCCTCTAACGATTTTATTGTTTCATTAGATAATGCTAGTTGCTTCTCAATATATGAGTTTATGTATGGCTTTAGATAATCAAAAAATATCTCAGCGCCATGCTCTAAATTACCTTCTACTACCATTGAGCCAGATGACCAATTTAGTTTAGCGACAACACCTTTGTCATCACTAAAGGCTATTGTGTATTCAGGTATTATATTCATAAGTCTCATTATACATCCAAACTTTCAATAATGAAAGTAAAATCATCAATTAATAAATGCTGGTCACCGTTCGTTAATGTAACCAGAACTTCATTGCCCACTTTGTATACTGTCATGACGTGAATGGGATTAATTCCTATAACACCATTTCTGCCGTTAAAGAGCTTCAGCATCATAATCGTTTTCAGTATTAATAAATGTTTTTATTTTATGGTCTGTATTCCATGACTTGGTGTAATCATTATCTATATCACATAACGAAATGACTTCATCTACAGTATCTATAACTCTAACACTACTAATATTTTCGCCTATGTATTTTTGCGAAAACTCTTTTAATACGCTTGTGTCGATGTTATCCAAAGAATTCATAACATCCTCAATGTTGTCATTCGTTAAATCTCTTTCAACAACGTATCTAACTCTAAACGATTGAATAGCGTCAATCACCACATATTCTTTTTTATTCTCTTGTTTTCTCAATGTCCAACTCCCATCATTGTTATCAATCCACATAATCTTATCGCCTGTCTGCCAACCAAGACCATCAATGGCACCTTCAGGAAACACCAAATACAATTCACCATTCTCATCGGGTTCAATTTTTGCTATCATATTTTTCTCTCAATATATTCCAAGTTTCATTCCAGTTACTTACTGTATGGCAAATACCCCGGTTATTCATTAGTATTTCTTGGGCAAGTGAGTAATCATTTCCAGACTCGTTCATACTATCACCGAAAAATACAAACTTCTGATGTTCTTTAAAGTGTTTGAGTATTCTGGCTTTGTCATGTCCTTTTTCGAATATATCTACACCAGTTTCACCACCAACAACAGCTTGAATATTATTCCACTTAGAATTTATATCTTTCGCTAAAGATAGTCTCTCACCGTGAATTTTATCCCACTCGTAATACTTTTTCCTCTCTTCAATCGAAGCGTTTCTACCTACAATAGAGAAATTTATCATACCTATTCTAGGTTCTATATGTTTACCATACTTATAATTATACACACTTTCGTTTAATTTACATAGTAAATAATCTATTATTTCTTCAGGACACTTCCAGTCAGATTGATAAATCAAATTATTTTTTACATAAATGGTATTGCTAGAGCAGTTAAATGAATATATCGCTAAAGACATTAGTTCTGTGCCAAGCTGCTCAATAGTTTTATCTATATCACTTCCCGTAACAAAAGCAACTTTATTTAACAACATAAACTGTTTTAACCAAAGCTCAAAACTTTTGTCTATTTTGCCTCTACTTGGCGTTAATGTTCCGTCGACATCAAATAAAAAAATAGGATTCTGCATATCACATAAAAAACTGAGAAAGGTTAGAATCTGAAGAATGTTTTTTATTATAGATTTCTATAGTTTTATCAAAAGCATTTGACATAGTTTTTATCCAGTTAGCTTTTGAATGTAATTCTTGGGTTCTCTGTTTGATTTCCATTCTATCGATTTTGGATAACAGGTCTATCTTATCCTCAATAGTATCAGAACCACTAAAACAAACATAATAGTTTGGATTATCGACTATCTCAGCACTTGCATGTTTACCCGATTTGTTAGTGTGTATTAATATAGGTGTGCCAACAGATAGTGATTCAAGTGCAGTTATACCGAAAGTTTCTACTGGACAAGTAATAACGGATGCAACTGAGTTTCTAAGGTGTTCTATAACATCATTGTGATTGACATTTAAAATGTGTGGATGATGTTTATTAGAAGCATAATACTTGATAGAATCATCGTCTTCACCTTGACTAGTTATAATCAATGGGCTATATTTACTATTTTTCAATTTTGGAATAATGTAAAATGGCATTTTATAACTATTCGCTCTACCTATAGTTACTACAGTATTTTGTGGTGTTTTGTTCACAGGCACATCATACATGCAATAAGCAGGACTAACTATTCCAGAATAACTTAGGTTTGGTAAATTTAACCTTTTTGATTTTTTATTTAGAAAATCCATGTTTGAATTGGAAACAGCATACAGAGAGTGTCCCAAATCAGTCATTTCATTGAGAATATCATTTGAATTTATATTACCATAGTTCGTGTGTGTAATATGCATTATAGGTATACCAAAATTTTTGAGTGAGCGCAGACAAACAGATTTGATATTATTACTTAAAATCAAATCAACTTTTTTCTCTTTAGCAACGCTATGGAGTAGTTCAACATATTTTTTATTGTCGTCTCTCGTGGTGTTCCAAGATATATTGACAACTTCAACATCAAAGTTTTCGTATACTAACTTAGAAAATAACTCTGTTCCACCAGAAATTATATCGGATTCTATGCTCTCGCCAGAAACATTAATATACGGCAT